ATGATCTGGCAGCCTGAGTTCACAGATAAAACACTCTCCAGGAAACCCGGGGCGGTTCAACGTTACTCTAAAGAGTTCAAAGCCGAAGCTGTCAGAACGGTTCTTGAAAATCAACTTTCGATCAGTGAAGGCGCTTCCCGATTATCTCTTCCTGAAGGCACTTTAGGACAATGGGTTACCGCCGCCAGAAAAGGGCTCGGTACTCCTGGTTCCCGCACGCTGGCTGAACTGGAATCTGAAATTCTGCAACTGCGTAAGGCGTTAAATGAAGCTCGCCTTGAGCGAGATATATTAAAAAAAGCAACAGCGTATTTTGCACAGGAGTCGCTGAAAAATACGCGTTAATCGAACAATGGCGACAACAATTTCCCATTGAAGCGATGTGTCAGGTATTTGGTGTATCCAGGAGCGGTTATTACAACTGGGTACAGCATGAACCCTCAGACAGAAAACAAAGTGATGAGCGGCTAAAACTGGAGATTAAGGTGGCACATATCCGCACTCGCGAAACATATGGAACCCGGCGGCTCCAGACGGAGCTGGCAGAGAATGGCATCATCGTTGGTCGTGACCGACTGGCACGTCTTCGTAAGGAGCTAAGGCTACGCTGTAAGCAGAAACGCAAGTTCAGAGCGACTACGAACCCGAACCACAATCTGCCAGTTGCGCCAAATCTGCTGAACCAGACGTTCGCTCCTACAGCACCAAATCAGGTCTGGGTGGCGGACCTGACGTATGTTGCCACACAGGAGGGATGGTTGTACCTCGCTGGCATCAAAGATGTTTATACGTGCGAAATTGTCGGCTACGCCATGGGAGAGCGCATGACAAAAGAGCTGACAGGTAAAGCCCTGTTTATGGCGCTCAGGAGCCAGCGCCCACCTGCCGGGCTAATCCACCACTCTGATCGAGGTTCACAGTACTGCGCATACGATTACCGGGTCATACAGGAGCAGTCTGGTCTGAAAACATCAATGTCGCGTAAAGGTAACTGTTACGACAACGCTCCGATGGAAAGCTTCTGGGGAACGCTGAAAAATGAGAGCCTGAGCCACTATCGTTTTAATAACCGGGATGAAGCCATCTCAGTAATACGGGAATACATTGAGATTTTCTACAATCGTCAGCGTCGTCACTCTCGTCTGGGGAATATCTCCCCGGCAGCCTTCAGGGAAAAATATCATCAGATGGCTGCTTAAAAAAGAACAAATGGTAGTGTCCGCTATTGCCAGTACACCTCAAAGAGAGTAAATCAAACCGCGCAATTGGCGTTGCGCTGAATGATACTGCATGTCGCGTATTGAAAAAACAAATCGGAAATCATCACCGTTGGGTATTTGTGTACAAGGAAAGCTGTACCAAACCAGACGGAACGAAAGCGCCAACAGTAAGGAAGATGCGGTATGACGCAAACACAGCCTGGAAAGCGGCGCTGAGACGGGCTGGTATTGATGATTTCAGATTTCACGACTTGAGACACACCTGGGCAAGTTGGCTGGTTCAAGCCGGAGTCCCGTTATCAGTGTTACAGGAAATGGGAGGCTGGGAGTCTATCGAAATGGTTCGTCGATATGCTCACCTCGCACCTAATCACCTTACCGAACACGCACGGCAAATAGACTTGATTCTGAACCCATCGGTCCCAAATTTGTCCCAGTCAAGAAATAAGGAAGGTACTAATGATGTGTAACTTATTGATTTAAATGGTGCCGATAATAGGAGTCGAACCTACGACCTTCGCATTACGAATCTGTAGCACCAATCATAACTATCTGTTTTAGCAAGCATTAACCGCATTCACTAAGATATAGTTGATGGCACAAACAGAAAGTTGATGAATGATGTTGCCATATATATGTCACAAATACGGCACAACGATCTTCAAACATATAGCCACACATTCACAGAAGAGCACAAAGCCTTGCAATCCAGTGCAAAGATTTGTGTGCCAGAGTTTTTCTCATCAACTACCGCAAGTATCGATCGATTGAGACTTGGATGATAGACTTCATGCCTTTGATTATTAGCTGATAGAAGAAATGTTAAAGCTATTTGCAAAGTACACATCTATAGGCGTGCTGAACACACTTATACACTGGGTGGTTTTTGGTGTATGTATCTATGCCGCGCATACCAATCAGGCTATGGCAAACTTCGCAGGTTTCGTTGTGGCTGTGAGTTTTAGCTTCTTTGCGAATGCAAAATTCACATTCAAAGCATCAACTACAACGATGCGCTACATGTTATATGTCGGGTTCATGGGAACACTGAGTGCTACTGTTGGATGGGTTGCTGATAGATGTTCACTTCCTCCAATTGTCACTCTTGTTACCTTCTCCGCCATCAGCTTGGTGTGCGGTTTCGTCTATTCAAAGTTCATTGTCTTTAGGGATGCGAAATGAAGATATCTCTTGTCGTTCCTGTCTTCAATGAAGAAGAAGCGATACCAATTTTTTATAAAACGGTACGTGAATTCGAAGAGTTGAAGCCATATGAAGTAGAAATTGTTTTCATAAATGACGGAAGCAAAGACGCTACGGAGTCAATCATTAACGCTCTGGCTGTTTCTGATCCGCTAGTTGTTCCGCTGTCATTTACACGCAACTTTGGTAAAGAACCAGCATTGTTTGCAGGGTTAGACCATACAACCGGCGATGCCGTGATTCCAATTGATGTTGACCTGCAAGACCCGATTGAGGTTATTCCTCATCTTATTGAAAAGTGGCAGGCAGGTGCTGACATGGTGCTTGCTAAACGTTCAGACCGCTCAACTGATGGACGGCTGAAACGTAAGACAGCTGAGTGGTTCTATAAATTACACAACAAAATAAGCACCCCAAAAATAGAGGAAAATGTCGGAGATTTTCGACTCATGTCTCGTGAGGTTGTGGAGAACATTAAACTATTGCCTGAGCGCAATCTTTTCATGAAAGGCATACTGAGCTGGGTTGGTGGTCAGACAGATGTCGTTGAATATGTACGCACAGAGCGTGTTGCTGGCATCTCAAAATTTAATGGCTGGAAATTATGGAATCTGGCACTGGAAGGTATCACAAGTTTTTCAACCTTTCCTCTTCGCGTATGGACTTATATAGGCTTGTTTGTTGCAAGCATTTCATTTTTATATGGTGCATGGATGATTATAGACACCATTGTCTTTGGTAACCCAGTACGCGGGTATCCCTCCATGCTTGTATCAATACTTTTCCTGGGTGGAGTGCAACTGATCGGGATTGGTGTTCTCGGTGAATATATAGGTAGAATTTATTTAGAAACAAAATCAAGACCACGGTACTTAATTAAAAGCAGAAAATAACAGGATGATCTTATGAAGATATTCATAATGCGCAATTGGCACAAGATATCAATTTTTATACTTGCATTTACTTTGATTTGGCTTAGGCGCATTGACATTTTGACAAATGCCCAGTTTTGGGCTGAGGATGCAGTTTTTTGGTATAAAGATGCATACGAACAAGGTTTTTTCAGTTCACTCATAACCCCAAGAAATGGTTATTTTCAAACAGTATCAACACTCATTGTTGGTGCGACGACATTTATTAATCCAATTTACGCACCATTATTATCAAACTTTTTTGGAATAATAATTAGAGCTATAATTATATGGTTCTTATTTACCGATAGATTTAAATTCCTAAGCACCACATCAAAAATCTTCATCTCTGTATATTTAATTTGCATGCCCGGGCTTGATGAAGTCCAAGCCAATATAACAAATGCTCACTGGTATTTATCATTGTATGTTGCAATGATAATAATATCTGAAGAATCCAAGTCAAAATTATGGAAAGCACATGATTTATTTTTTATAGTATTATCTGGATTGAGCGGTCCATTTATTATATTCATAATTGCATCATCTGTTTTTAAATATTTACACTTATCAAAAGGAGTAATAAGCATAAGAGGTTTATACTTATTTTATACTCGACTGCCATATTTGGCAATGATCTTGTGTGGGCTGATACAGGCAACATCAATAATTCTTACATTTAATGGAACAAGATCACATGCTCCATTAGGATTCAGTTTTGATGTTATGTCATCTATAATATCATCTAATGTATTTCTTTTTTCATTTGTCCCTTGGAATATCGCTAATGCTGGATGGGATAATCACCTTTTATCGTACACACTATCAACTTTAGTAATTACATTATGTGTTTTCATTTATATTAAAGGAAATTGGCAAATGAAAGTGTTTGCCACCCTTCCAATACTTATTGTCGCATTTTCTATGGCAAAACCTCAACTGGCAGATTCTGTTCCTCAACTGCCAACACTTGCAACCGGAAACGGGTCAAGGTATTTTGTAAATATTCATATTGCAATTTTTTCATTAATATGCGTTTGTTTGTTTCAATGCATAAAGAATAAAACCTTAAAAATATTCTTTAAAATCTATGTTTCAGTCATCCTTATTGCAATGATAAAATTAAACTTTTTTATAACCCCTCTTCCTGACATGAACTGGTCTCAAGGAGCAGAATTAATAAATAAAGCAAAACATGGAGAAGCCGTCTCATTTACAGTGCTCCCTCCATGGTTAACTCTTGATTTAATAAAAAAATAAAACTTCACATTAATAAATAACAATGAATCCGCCTCCCTACGTATTCCCGTAGGGAGGCTGTCGTGTTTATAGTAGTCTGGTAATGCTAAATGCAAACGAACTGGAGATTCCTGCTCCGCTAAGCGTATTGCGCAGGGTCACCCTAAATGTATCTACGCCAATATAAGTAACATCACAACTAACTGAATCAGGCGCAGATATAGGTGTTATCTGCACAATATAACCGCTAGCAACTGCTGCGAGCGGATGAGAAAAGCTAACATCATACACACCTGTAGAAACCACGTTAACCGATGAAACACCAGTAGCAACGTCGATACTACCATTGGCGTTAATTTTTCCCGAGCGTGTGACTGACAATGCAGAAGCCGATGTTACCTTACTGGTTGTTTCTGTAAAAACACACCCAATGTCAACTACCTCGCAATTAGCTCCTGTTATCCAGTATGGTCGTTCTGCACTTGGCTGATAATCCCCTGCGCTCTGGAACGTTGTGCCGTTGAGTATGACTGTAACTTTTCCCCCACCTGAGCTTGTTACTTGAATATTCGTGTGCGTGTATCTTGCACTGCTCACGCGATGAAAATTTCCACCGTTTATAACCACAGTTACAGGTCGCGTCCCAGTATTATCTATAGCAAGGTCTGCCCCCCCGGCATTAGCCTCGAAGTATGGGTTGTTTAACACCAAAGCACACGAACCGTTAAGGCCATTTATGGCTAATTGCGCACCACCTGTACTGGAATCCCCCTGAGTACCATTTCCTTCACAAGTCAGGCTATTGATAGTTGTACCAGCACCCCAGCGGTCCCCGAGGATACCCCATTCACTGTTCTGACTGCACGTAAGCCTATTTGCAGTTATAGCGTTCAGTTCAGAATGATTTACGGAGTTGGTAGCACGCCAACCGATACGATTACTCTGCAAGTACACGTTCGTCATGTCGCTCGTGAGCATCGAGTCAGTGCGTAACCCTTCCCCGTCAGGGTGGCGGCAGATAACAATGTTCTCAAGACGAGTATGTGCTTTATTCTGCACCAGCATACCGTAACTTCCGGGATTCCCTTTCAGCGTCATGTTGCCGATGTAGTCATATGCAGCCAATCTCTGACTGTTATACGCTGCGTCACCTAGCATTTTTACGTTAAAATCAGTAGCTCTACATTCCAGTATTGTCTCAGCCATGTTCTCGCCTGAGTAAAAACAGCGGACACCCGGAGCACCTACAAAGTCGGCAGGGTAATCATCATAATTAAGTACCAGAGGAGTGGTAACATCATACACCCCTTGCTTTATTTTTAATGTTCCACCGAAAGGCCACGATGTAAGCGGGTCTTGATATATTTCATTTTTTATTGCAAATAGCTCATCTTGGAGATTTTTCCCGCTATTAGTGCCAATGTGAGCAGCTCCTTCATCTGATTGAAGTAACTGCTTTAACTGATCAGGATCGTACTTCAGCACATTCTGAAAATAGAACTGCTGCGAACCATACGCATCATATACAGCCATTGAATGGCCTTGCTCAGTTACAAATTTGGCAATCTGCCCGTTGTACACAGGATATCCTGCAGCATTGATAACAATTGGCTGAGAAACAGGGACGTGAGATCCGTCTTCGTTCTCCACATAAACCTGAATCTGGTTTTCAGGATTTACCGGGTCAGTGTCAATTTTACCGATATAAATTTTGCCATTGGCATTTGCTTTAAACGAGCGAGCTAAAGTAAATAACTGACTTGGTTGTGAAACAACAACGTTGTATAATTGTTCTGGCATAATAAACATTCCGGAGAAAATAATGAGTAAGAGACGTCACGAGGTAGTAACTCGTGAGCGCCTTATGGAAGTTCTCGATTACAATAAAGAAACAGGAATTTTCACTTGGAAAAAGAAATTAAGCGCCAGAGGTGCTGTTGGGAAAGTTGCTGGCACAATTTCTTATGGATATAACGCAATTAATATTGATGGCGTAAGATATTTTGCACATAGACTTGCCTGGCTGTATGTATATGGCGAATGGCCCAAACAAGAGATTGACCACATTGATAGAAACAGAAGAAATAACGCAATCTCAAACCTTAGGGATGTCAGCAGAGTCGTAAATGCATTAAATGTCGGACCTCGAAATAGTAATGCTGGAATCAAGGGGGTAACTTTCTGTCAAGCAAGAAATCAATGGCAAGCTCAGATAAATGTCTCAGGTAAAAACATAACCCTTGGGAGATTCAACACCATTGATGAAGCGGCTATAGCTTATAAGGCAGCAAACATGGTTGCTGACCATCTGTTGAGTAGGTGATATCTGACATTTCATTGCTCCAGACGAATGATATGATGCAACCATGATGTGATTGCATACCGAAATGGTACTATTGAGTATTTATCCAGTAAGTTACGATGCCATTCCACCCAATTGGTGAGGCATCAAGGATGTACAGCAAATACGACGAGGCGCAGTTTCACTTGAGACTTCCGCATGAACTCCACGCGAAAATTAAGCAGCGTGCGAAGATGAATAACAGGTCTCTGAACTCAGAGATAATTGCAGCGATTGAAGAATCACTGGATAAACAAAACTCTGCATCAGTTTACATTGACGATGCAGAGCGTATGGCAGAACAACAATCTGATATGGTTAAGAAAATTGTCTTTGATACGCTCAAGAAGATATACAAAAAAGACAGTAGATAACCATCCATTACGGAGGATTTATGCAAAGAGATATGCTGAATATTGCGTTCTACATATTTGGTTTTTGCACGTTCCTGGTGTTTGCGAAGCTATTCTGACAGCGCATCAGACTTAGCCCCCTGAGTCAGGGCGTTAATGGCCTTTTGTGCCTGCTGCATGGCTTTCTCGAACGCTGTTGATCCGCGTGGGGTGTTTGCCATTCGGAGCATTGCATTTCTGAATGGTTCGCTCTCATAGGCGCGAGTAAGAAGTCCGTAGCTTACTGCTGCGCCAGTTGTCGCCGGGTTCATTGCCGTCCCATACCCGATAATGAACGGGATGGTTTGCTGCCCTGTTGGTGTTGTTACTGCCGCTTTTGCTGCCTGCTGAGTGGACTGAAGGTAATTTTTCAATCCTTTCAGATAAGCAGCGTCCTGCCCCTTAAATGTGATGCCAGTCTGGTTTTGCAGGATGTTAAGCTGCCGAAGGAACTGGTCAGGGGATCCGCCAGATTTCTCCATCGCCTTTCCAATGATGCCATTGCGCATTTGCACCCTGCCAACACGACCAACTGAGTTATACAGCGTCTTAATTTCCGATTTGTTCTTGCTGAATAGCATGTTGTTGACAACTTCCGGCGTCAGGTCGCCTTTCATGAGAACATTCTTCAGCCTGGTATTCTTTAGTTTCGCCGCTTCGTCAGCGTAGACGGCATTGGCCTGCTGATATTTACGGAGAGTATCGTTGCCAAGATTCTGACCAATGGCACCATTGATATCGTCGGTCATCGCCTTGTAAACGCGCTGAATGGCAGCATCGGAACGGTTTGGTAACACTGGTCGCTCACCCTTCACGTCCATTCTGAACTGACTGCGCAGGTCGCTTAATTGCTTCAAATCCAGATTTACCGGACCTTCAGGGCCAGCATTGCGAACAAGCTCATCACGATATGACTGAAGTTTTGAAATTGTCTCGTTATCAGCCACCTTACCAAGCTTCTGCAGGTTAGATATTTCTGTATCAATCTGCTGAATTGCTCGCGCAGGCTGAATGTTTACTCCAGCCATAGCATTCTGAACCTGCTCCAGTCGATTACCGGCGGCACGACGAATTCCTGATGTTTTCGCTTTAAGGCTGTCAATAACAACCGCTGGATCATACTCCCCGAATTTATCAGCAAATCTCTGCACCAACTGGCTTCTCGCTTCCTGTTGCGTTGCTCTCATTCCGCTTGTTCCAGCCAGAGGGATATTTTCTGCTGTAGTCTGCGCCATTTTTCCGACGCGGGAAGTTGGTTGTAACAGGTCTGTGGTGTGCAGAGGCACTCCTTCACGCTCTGCAAACCTGATAGCCTGTTGCGCTTCTGGCGCTATCGCACCACGAACTCCACGATAAGCAGCACCTAATCCACGTCCAGCAGCGTTAATAGCACCGCCAGCAAGTACACCAACACCTAAATCGGTGGCGAGTGCTTCCGCATCATCTTTCGCACTATTTGCAGCAAGTGATCCAACTGCGTTTTCTGCTAGAAGGCGAGTTGCCCCCTGAGCAATTCGACCAGCAAGTGTTGGTGCCTGTGCTGCCGCTCTCTCAACGCCAGCAGGAGTGAGGTAAGGCAATGCTTCAGCAAATACCCTGCCCTCTGTCGTTTGTGGAGTCAGCGCGCCTTGCTGAAGGCCAAAGTCCTGCTCTAATCCATGAGTTGTTACTCGTGGCGCGGGTTGATATGTTCCATCGCCAATGCCGAGTTTACCGCCAGCCCATGCAGCCGCGCTTGTTACAGCATCGGCAACTGATGCAGGTATGTTTGCCACGTTCACGCCAGCCTGCACCAGTCCGCGACCAGTCTCTTTCACTGCTTCACCAAGATCAGACATAAATCCACTTTGCTGTGGTTGTTGCTGTGCTACTGGTTGCTGTGTCTCCACTGGCTGCACAGATGGCAATGGATAGGCTGCATAGAAAGCTTGCTTAGCCTGCTCTGCATTTCCTCCGGCTTGCGGGGCCACGACTTCATTGAAGTATTGCTCCTGAGCCTGCGCTTTTTGTTCTGGTGCTAACGCCTGATACTGTGGAGAGGCGATAACATCTTTCCATGCTTTAGCCATTAATCACCCCATAGTGAAGAAAAGTTACTGCCAGTAGTAGATTGTTGCCCTGGAATATTCTGCACCGGCTCCTGATAATCAAACTGTTTTTTAACAGTGCTCAACTTGCTTTCAAGCTGATTTCTAATCTTTCCGATAGAGTCACGAAAAGCCTTTTCACTCATTTTGGGGCTTAGGGCACCAACCGCATCGGATAATTTTTTACCCTCAGCATCTGAAAGAGCGCCCATACCCTTCAGGGACTGCACCATAGGAAGGAATGTTTGAGCTTTAAAGGTGTCGAGCCTTGCTTCAAAGTTAGCCGCATCAGAGCCAGGAACTGTCGGAAACGCTGAGCGAATTCCTACTGCTTTTGAAAGGCCGGGGCTTTGCTCTATCTCGTTGAGAGAATCAAGCGCGGTGCTGAACGTATCAACTGCACCCTGAGCAGCGGCCTGCCTGTCAGCGCGGGCTATGTCAGCCTTTTGCCGAACATCTGCCTGTTTCTGTTTTAGCTCTTCAAGCTTTAACTGATTGCTTTCTCTGGCTATTTGTCTGTCCAGAGCCTTTTCTTGTAATTCTGCTCTTTGTATTTCGCGGGAAAGAGCAGCATTCTGTGCGCTGATGTTCTGTCCACGTATCTGGATGTCCTGACCTCGAGCTGTTAGTGCTTCTCCGGCCTGATTGCTGCGGATTGTCTCTGCCAGTCTGCCTCGGTCAATTTCACGACCAGCCATCTTGTCCTGAACATTGAAGTAATCAATCGGACCAAGCGCAGCCATCCCAAGGTGATCAACAAACTCACCAAATCCTGAAGGATTCTGCTGATACATCTGAGCAACGCTGTTAGGGTCAACACCGACGCGAGTCAGTTCCTTGGCGTTGTTTTGCAGCCATGATTGCATTGCTTCTGGAGACGATGACGCAAGGCGTGCGCCAGCCGCTAAGGTGCCGATAGAATTACGCTGGTCTTCATCAATGAATCCCATGCCTTTACGAACGGATTCAATCTGGTCTGGATATTGAGTAGCCAACTGACGCAAAGCACCGCGATCACCAGACGCATAAGCATTAGCGTACGCCTGCTGAAATTCTTTCTGCCGCTGAGCCTGCTTTTCCTGCTGAAACACCCCTGCAATACCTGAAAGGCCTTGCAAAGCAGTCAGCCCAACATTGTTAGCGCCTGAACGCTCAATATCATTGTTCTGCCTGATAAGCTGAAGCGTATTGCCGATGTCATTTACGCTCGGAGCGTTTGAGTTGACGCCGCCGATACCAGCCAACAATCCGCCGTTTGTTCCTTGCCAAGTAGCCATGATTACCCCTTAAAACAACGAGCCAAGCAATCCGATACCAGCACCAATGCCAGCGCCCCAAGGCGTTGATGTTCCCAAAAGGCTGGCAAGACCTGCACCGGCAATCGCACCAGACGTGCCGCCGCTAATTGCAGTCTGAAGACTTGATGGTTTATTGGCATTAGCAGCGGCAAGTGCTGCGCTTTGCTGTGCAATGCTGCTCATGTTGTTGGCGTACGTCTGCCCGGCGTTTGCCTGACCTTGCAGCGCACCAAGCCCAACGTTTGCCAGATTGTTGTAATTGCTCATCTGATTTGATAACCAAGACTGACCGAGTGTCGGCGCGATCGTAGCCAGTTGATTGCTTGTGGCTGTCGAACCAAGGCCACCAGTCGCCTCCGCAGCAGCAAGACTCTGGTAACGAGCCTGACCTGCAAGGTCTTTATACTGCTGAGAGTTGTAATACTGATTAAGTGCCTGCCCCTGACCTTCTAAACTGGAAAGATTCTGAAGCTGGTTAACATACTGCTCCGCAAGCGGCGTGAACGGAGCAAGGTTTTTCATGATCGTCTGCCACTGCTGATTTTGCAGGTCTGCGGCATACTTCTGAGCTTCTGCTGCATACTTTGCGCTTTTATCAGAGCTGCCACCTTTCCCGCCTTTTTCAGGGCAATAAGGTTCCTCGCCACGCAGTTTTCTGCCTAGCTTAAATGCATATAACATGGCTATCTCCTGTGATTCAGGAAGTCGATTAGTTCTTCGCGTGTGGCGCTGTAAAACGTCACGTCATCCACGCCTTTGAAGTATTTCTTGATGGTTCCTACACGCTTAAGGCCAATCATTGCGCAGTACATCTGCCCGTGGCGGAATTTGCGTGCAGCGAACGATGTGACGCACTGAACGGTGGTGTTAGTCAGAATGTATCGCCAGAACGCCAGCCCGATTTCCTTGCTGAATCCGCGAATCTCTGGCAGGTACATGGCGTGGCAATCGAATGTAAGCGGCTGAATCTCCTGATAGTAAACAATGCCGCCGAACTGCCCGTGCACGTTCACCTCAAAGTAACGGCAATCAGGTTTGTAGTCGTATCCATCACCGTTGTTGCTCCCGGCAATAATGTCAGGGTGATTTCCTACTGCTTCGATCAGGTCGATGTTTCGCGTTGGTTTGAATGTAATCATCAGTCAATCAGCCCATGTAATCTAAGTGCCGTTTCAAGCGCCAGAATACGCTGCCGCGCCTGCTGCAAACCTGTAGCGAGTGCTGCGACTTCGGATTGCGTGTACGTAGTGCCGACAGTGTATGACTGGTTAGCGTTGAATGCGCCGAGGAGTGCCGTTCCGGTTGCCGCTGTCCATCCTGTCTGACGAGCACCGATAACCTTGGTGCCGCCGACTGAATAGGATGTTGTTACGTTGAGGGGGGATGCCAGCGATTGTGTTGCTGTTGCTGTTTTCGATACGTAATCGTCCTGCAATGCAGAAATATTTCCTTCAGCCTCCGTCACTCTACCATCAAGAGCACTGACATCAGCCTGCAAGGTGACTATTTCACCTTCAGCCGTGGTTAGTCTGACATCCAGCGCTGCAATTGCCGCAGTATTCGCAGCAATACGGATTTCATGGTCATCTACTTCAATGCGGAGCTGACGAATTCTTTCTTCGTGATCGACCAGAATCACATCCTGCTCATCGTTCCTGACTTGTGCGTCATAAGCGCCCTGTCCGGCCTCGTTGGCCTTGTTCGCCACGTTACCAACATCAGTACCCTGTGCGATAACGTACAGCAGATATGACTGCGAGAAGATATTGCGTGGAAGGACTGATGTGTCGAGCCGCGTAGCCTGGATGATTACCGGCACATTGAGATTCGAATCCGCCATTACTCAATCCTTATCTGGCAGCCAGACAGAGTGACAGGTGACTTCGTGATAACGCGCAATTTGAAGCCGACATTTTTCCTGATGCGCCCTACTCGCTTCCACAAAACGCGTTTGTCGTAAACGAACGGTTCATTCTGCTCAATCATCTGCTCACGCCCGTAATTGATGCCGTCAGTGGTTGCAGAGAGGAACAGGCGGTCGGCGTACTGCGCAACGCCAGTTGAAGATTCAACCTCAAGGTCGAAAACTCTGGCATTATCTGCTTTGAAGAGTGGAGTAAACAGCAGGTGTTCCTGTTGCTTGTCGTACTGGCTGCTGATATCGAACTGCAGTTTCCCGGTAACAGATTCCAGCTTATCGCCGCACGTTATCTGATTGCCTTCGTAAATGAAGTCGATAGCGCGGTACACATCGTCATACAGGCCTGTTTTCAACACACACCATTGCGGACCATTGGCGCTTAAAGATGCGTCGTACACGAGGACGTGACGTGGAAGATGGATAATCAGCAATTCATGAGCATCAAAGCGCAACGATTCCATCACGCCATCAGCCAGTTCATCAGCAGTGTAGGAGCGGAGGATTTTCTCAATGCTCGCGCTGGCGATTGGTGACACCTGACCGGAGCCGATGATGTATACAGACGGCGCACCTGTTGCCGGATTGCTTATGAACGCATACGAATCAGCAAACGGCGTTTTGCAGTAAGTCCCGGCGATGCCTTTTTGCACCATCAGTGATGGCTGTGCGACATACAAAGCGGCACCAACGGTGGTTGCGCCAGTCAGGGAGAAATATTCAATCGTCGATGAGCCAAAGCAAACGATGAAGTCTCGCCATGTCCCGATACCGATGATGCCGTCCGGCTGAGACTCGGCACGATATTGTGCGCTGTAACGGTCAGGATGCGATTCGTCTTCAAGGTCAGTGATAAACCATGAATCAGTGCCGTCTTTTGACCACGCATAACGCCCACGTAAGCGAGTAATGTCGCGGACTGAGCCTAACTCATACTGCGTGAATCCGCTGTCTGTAGGCCAGTTTGAGACGGTTTTAACCGTGCCATCATAGCGATACTCGACCAGTTGACCATTAACGCCTACTGCCTGTGATGTCCTACCATGCGCCATTGATACGCGACCACTTCCGGCAACATCACCGACCTCGCTTTCGCCTTTGTACAGCTTGCCACCACACACGCGATATACAGCATTCTGCGCCATGTTGTACTCGACTCCGCGCGATACACCGTTCACATCAGAACGTTTGGCAATGCCCGGGAATGAGCGAAGATATCCGCTGCTGTTAAGGATTTCTTTTGGTGTAGCCAACATATTCACTGGCAGATAGTCGATATAGTCGGCGTTTCGGAAGTCTTTGCCGACACCTTTCATAAGCGGAAGTTGCTGAATCGGCATTTATTCACCTATGCGTTTGGGATATCGCCATCAATCAGAGGGAGATCGCCTGGATAATATCGGTCAGATGTAAACACGTCATATTTATTACCCTGTCCTACAGGAAAATCTCCACGTCGTCGCATTGAAGGAACAACCAGAGTGTCGGTCATCAAGGCATCATATGAGCGTTGGGCGTTACTGAGAACTTGCGGAGTTGGTTCAAGGCTGTAATCAGATAGCATTCTCAGCAATAACTGATAGCCTACTGCGTGTTTGTATTTTCTTGGAAGACCTGACTCATCATCTGGTAATGGCTGCTCATCTCCAGTTGCGAAAGCGTAACCAATGTCGCCGGGGTTAATCATCCACTCGGACATCATATCTTCCAGATCATTTACACCATCTTCAATTGATTGCGGCTCAACATCAGTCAGCGATGCATTAGAAGCAATAGCAAACTTACGAAGCGCAAAAAGGACGATCTCACCCTTTGTCAGTACTGTTGCCATTGTCTGCCGCCTTACGACCTCGCTTACTGGTCGGTTTCAATTCATCAACTGAGGCAACAAAGCCCAACTTTTCGAAAAACTGGAAGTCTTTTTCTGCGATAACGGCCTGTACATGTCCGGATTCGTTATCTGCGGCAAGGAATACACTCATGCGATCCATATTGTTTCCTTAAAACATAAAAGGGGCGTAAGCCCCTTGTTATTACGGATTACCGAAGAACTGACCGCCCATGTGAGGGTTAAAGCACACATATGCAGGAAGTAAGTCGAAGCGCATTTTTTGCACGTTGGCATCGCCATCTGCGTATTTATGTACGCGGATGGAGAAACCTTCATATGTTGCAACAGCAGAATCAATACTGTGCAGTTTCGGCAGTGGGATAGAGCCAAGTCCACAGAAGAACTTGTTATAGAACAGGTTTGGCTTCATTGTCTGGCTAGCAGTGCCTACTACAGATACGGCATCGCCTGCCTCTACCTGACGACTTACAGAGTTGTACTGCGGGTTTGTAGTGTCATAAATCGGAACACCAGAAAGCGTAACCGTCACATCGCCACCGCTGTCTGAATTAGCATCAGCAGTAACCGTTGCAGTGAAGCTAATTGGTGTGGCTCCGTTATACAACGCCTGTTTGGTCTGCTGTTGCAGCCAGTAGGTATTGGTGAATTTAACCTGATCACCAGCTTTCAGAAAACCTGTAACGCTGGCTGTCGCTCCGGTCAATGTTACAGTGAACTGGTATGAGTCTTTAACTGCGTTATAGGTAACAGTTGGCTGTGTTTTGACTGTCAGTGTTCCTCCAAATGCCCCCTGCGTACGAGAGGCAAGCCCATTAGACATCAGTGCGCGAATGCCGCCAAAATTGGTTGGAATCTGCGCATTCTCCCATGCAGTACGAACCAATTGATCTGAAGCGTGCAAACCAGTCTGCGCATCAGCAAGTCGCTGTGCAGACCATGGATCCATTACAGCATAGTTTTCACCTTCATTAACGCCGAGGTCTTTCAGGAAAGATGCCGTCTGCGCAACATCAGACCATTTGGTGATTGGAGTATTGGGGCTACCAAGTGACAACGCACCGTTATTCATCATGAAGTGAGCAAGCTCTGTTTCAAGGTCGGTAACGATTCGCTGGCGAACCGGCGCGAGAATTTCTTCCAGTTGGTTAAGCTTGATCGCTTCCTCCAGTTGCTGATATTCAACAGCAACAGTGATGTAGTTACCTACACGCCCCGTAGCTTTACCTGAGATCAGGTTGTTTTTATTTTGCCCTGAAATATCACCAGTGGGAGTACGGAGGGATGAGAATTGATGCGGACGTTTAAAGCTAACGCTATCGCCAGTGCTGGAGTTGATTTCACCTGCCAGCAACTGACGGTCTACGGTTTTCGCCAGAACTAAATCTGACATAAAACCCGGAAGGAATTTTTTCAGAACGATTTGACTGACGTTACTGTCGAGATTGTTAGGCATTTATCTTTTCCTTATTCGATTTTTGCGCCGGGGCATAATTTGTTGAATTCGTCTTGTTTCGCATCAGCACCGCCACCACGTACTTCCGGCTCTGGCTTGATGGCTTTCTTTGGTTTTGGAGCAAGGCTTACCTGTTTGCTAATCTGCCCCAAGAGGAATGCTGCGCGAATTGGATCTGTCTCAGCGGCTACACGCTGGCGTAATTGCTGGCTCTTACCTAAGCCATAGGCGAGTAGTTCAGAGCCTTCGTCTGCACAGTGAATGATGATTTCCTGCTGAATTGGTGGTAGCTCACTAAGAACAATGGCCTCCATTTCCTGATAATCTTTCACAGGAAGTTTGGCTGCCCGTTGTTTATGCGCTTCTACCCTTTGCTGGAAACGCTGTTGGTATTCCTGTTGCTGACGTAGTTTTTGTTGCTGCTGCTGTTCGACACGGCCTTTTTTCTCATGCCAATCAGTCAATGCCTGTTCAAACGCCTGTTCGTCATAATCACACGACTCAAGAGTCGGTTTTGGTGGAATAGCGTCTGGTTGTGGTTGCTGATGTTCCGCAGGCTTGGCTAATGCTTCCTCAAGCTGGCGGCGCAACTCACGGTTTTCTTTCTGTGTTTCTTTGAAGCCTTTGCGAAGATCTTTCACCCATTGTGGTGCAGGTTGCCCGTCAATGTGATCATCATCGTCAGCGTTAAGCTGAATTTCTTCATCACCAATACGCAAGGCGTAATCTTCTGGTGTCTCTTCGGTTTTTTCAGGCTCAGTTGCCACCTCTTTACCGTTGTCATCCTGGCTTTCATTCTCAGGCTGTGACTCTGTTTGGATGATGGTTTCTTCTGCATTTTCCTGTGTTTCAGACAGGTCAATAACCTGACCGTCGATGATCAGTTCGTTTTCCATTGATTACTCCTGGTTAACTCGGCATTAAGTCTGCCGGTGACTGTGGTGGTGACTGGAATTGCTGTTGTTGTGACTCGGCGACATCTTTCAGAAGGCGTATTGCCTCCATCACTGCTTTGTCATCGATGTTTCTGGCTTGAGCCAGTTTATAGACAGTGTTTGCCTGACTCTCCATCGCATCCTGCTGGGCAGTAAATGCTTTGATTTGAGTTTGAGCAGTTTCGTTAGTTGCTTTTTGCGCTTCTGCCTGCGCTGCTACCATTTGCGCCTGAGCGAGAACCATTTCAGGATTTGGCTGGCTTTGTGCTGCCATTTGCGCCTGTTGAACAATCTGCTGCTCTTTCTCATTGCGTGGTTTTGCAATACCAGATATCAGCAGTTGGTTTCGGTTGTACTCTTTGAAGTCATCAAGGCCTTCGCCATCGATATTGTCCAGAATAATACCCTGAATTGCCGGGCGCATTGGGTCTGTTGGAAGCATAGAGCTAAGGACATTTGTCAGTACAGAAACCGTTGCATCACGTCGTGCTGTGTAGCTTGGTCCAACATCAACCGTCACATCGTATCGACCGACAGAAAGGTCATTTAACGCAACAACAGCCCCTGTTTGCCTGTCAACAACCTGTGCGCTCAGGACAGCGATATCATCACTTCCATCTTCGTTAACGATGCGCACTTCACGTTCTGAACCGTACACTTCACGCGCCATTGACAGCCATACTTCACCAGCGCGTTTAAGACTTTTCGCCATATTGTCCAGATAGATAAACGAAGCCATATCTGCTCTGTTCATCAAGTTGTTAACCGTTTCCTGAGCAATATTACTTGGCATCTGCTGCATGGCCTGACTGCCGCCTGTAACCTCCTGAATATCTGCACTGGTTTGCTGTAGTAATGCAGCCAATGCCTGATTCATAACCGCAGGCTGTGTATATCCTGCCGGGGTAGCTCCAGCGATAATGTTGCCAGATTTATCTCTCACTTCGCGCAACGGCAAGAACGCTGGTCGTTTCTTGTTGCGAGCCTCCCAGTGCTTCTCAAGTCCACGAATTTGCTCCATGCCAACTATAGGGATCTGACCGGGGTCTTGCGCTGCAGTATCAGCCAGCATTGATACCTGAAGGTTATACAAACGCTGTGGATCCATTGCTTTTGCAATGTGCCCTTCGACACGCTCAATGTCATCAATGAACCAGCGTTTTCCATAAACCGGGATGAGGGGGATATGCTCACCAGGAATACGTCGAGGTTTCTCAAGGAAACTAGACTGGCCCCCTGAATCTCCAGACAACCAGTATCACTTATTTAAGTGATAGTCTTAATACTAGTTTTTAGACTAGTCATTGGAGAACAGATGATTGATGTCTTAGGGCCGGAGAAACGCAGACGGCGTACCACACAGGAAAAGATCGCAATTGTTCAGCAGAGCTTTGAACCGGGGATGACGGTCTCCCTCGTTGCCCGGCAACATGGTGTAGCAGCCAGCCAGTTATTTCTCTGGCGTAAGCAATACCAGGAAGGAAGTCTTACTGCTGTGGCCGCCGGAGAACAGGTTGTTCCTGCCTCTGAACTTGCTGCCGCCATGAAGCAGATTAAAGAACTCCAGCGCCTGCTCGGCAAGAAAACGATGGAAAATGAACTCCTCAAAGAAGCCGTTGAATATGGACGGGCAAAAAAGTGGATAGCGCACGCGCCCTTATTGCCCGGGGATGGGGAGTAAGCTTAGTCAGCCGTTGTCTCCGGGTGTCGCGTGCGCAGTTGCACGTCATTCTCAGACGAACCGATGACTGGATGGATGGCCGCCGCAGTCGTCACACTGATGATACGGATGTGCTTCTCCGTATACACCATGTTATCGGAGAGCTGCCCACGTATGGTTATCGTCGGGTATGGGCGCTGCTTCGCAGACAGGCAGAACTTGATGGTATGCCTGCGATCAATGCCAAACGTGTTTACCGGCTCATGCGCCAGAATGCGCTGTTGCTTGAGCGAAAACCTGCTGTACCGCCATCGAAACGGGCACATACAGGCAGAGTGGCCGTGAAAGAAAGCAATCAGCGATGGTGCTCTGACGGGTTCGAGTTCTGCTGTGATAACGGAGAGAGACTGCGTGTCACGTTCGCGCTGGACTGCTGTGATCGTGAGGCACTGCACTGGGCGGTGACTACCGGCGGCTTCAACAGTGAAACAGTACAGGACGTCATGCTGGGAGCGGTGGAACGCCGCTTCGGCAACGATCTTCCGTCGTCTCCAGTGGAGTGGCTGACGGATAATGGTTCATGCTACCGGGCTAATGAAACACGCCAGTTCGCCCGGATGTTGGGACTTGAACCGAAGAACACGGCGGTGCGTAGTCCGGAGAGTAACGGAATAGCAGAGAGCTTCGTGAAAACGATAAAGCGTGACTACATCAGTATCATGCCCAAACCAGACGGGTTAACGGCAGCAAAGAACCTTGCAGAGGCGTTCGAGCATTATAACGAATGGCATCCGCATAGTGCGCTGGGTTATCGCTCGCCACGGGAATATCTGCGGCAGCGGGCTTGTAATGGGTTAAGTGATAACAGATGTCTGGAAATATAGGGGCAAATCCAGAAACCATCACCATCCACTACGGATACATACACACGACGGCGCTTCACTGAGCGCCTTGCCACTTCATGAAATCCAGCTATTGCCAGTTCATCTTCAATATCTTCAACCTGATCACTGTCGTATGTTGCAATCTCTCCAGTGATTGGATGTCGATAACTGATGACGTCAACAGACTCTTTACGAACTTCGTAATACTTCGCTATGTAAATAACATCTGCACCAAACCAGTTATATTCCCAACTGGTCATAGACGTTACATCCAGAGAAGTAGGAGGTTTCTTCCCGTATTCAGCCTCATATTTTTCAGGTGACAACGAATACATACAGAACGCCCACAACGCGTCAGATTTGTCGTACTTCTTAGCGTCAGGGTCAAACCACACAGAGCGCGACGGGTCGTATATTGGTTCAATAGCAATACGCTGACGATCGTCCATGGGGTCGTATTCATTGACCAGCATCGACGTCAAACGGAAGCAACCGAAACCACCAGTAGCAGCGTCGTCAAATGCATTATCGCAAGCCTCACCGCCATCAGTTTCTTCGTAGTCAGCACGGAACAGACCATTTAATTTATTGGCTAACTCTTCGCTTGCCTCTCTGTCACCAGGACGAAACTTAACAGTGATTCTGTTATTGCGGTATTCTGCAATGATGCGGTTAAGTTCAGTTGCTACCTTATTGATTTCAAACTTAGGATACTTCTCGAACTGCTCATCAAGCTTAGTTCCAGCCGCCGTTGCTCCTTCCCATTGACCTCCGGGGACACGAGCAAACCTCGTAGCTTCAATGCACTTTTCGCGCACTTCCTTCTGTGGAGAATAGGCGCGGTCAAACCTGAGCATGATCCGCTCATGTTTTTCTCTAATGTCTCTGCCATGTTTACCAACCGGAGGATGAGGGAACGTATATTTCTGTTTCTTCGCGGACCAATGCCGGGCAATGCATACACATCATCAGCGCATCAGCCAGGTTAGGAGATGGAATACCGAGCTTCTGCTTCATTTCGACCTTAGTCATTAGCTCCAGCTTCCCGTTGTTATTGAATTTGCGCTGAATCTGCGTCAGTTCTGCAAACAGCTTCTCCAGCATCTTCTCGCCTATCGCTTCTTTGTCGAAACTCAGCATGTCGTCTGGGTCTGCATACTCACCGTGAACAACCGCCCGATATGTCAGATACAGCCTGTCAGCCAGCGCGTAATAGAATTGTGCTCGCTTATTGCGGAACACATCGCCAATAGTGCGAACGTTGTCACCCTGTACGACTTCATCAGCCCATGCTCCGGCCTGATACGGAGCATCTTCATCGAATGGCGATTCGCTGCCCTTGAACATCGTGGCGGTGATTTTCTTGCCGGAGAACGCTTCCGTTGTCTGTCTGCGTAGCCCGGCACCAACACCATCACCATCCCACAGGTAATGGTCAGCACCGTCTTCAATCGCCAGCGAAGTTGCCCAGTCAGCACCCTCGTTGATGTCCATCAGCAGACCTTCGGCAATGCGCTTAACTACCGAACCGTGGCGCGATGCATAACCTTTGGCATCCGGCCCTGTATCTGATGGGTCATGTGCAGAAACAACAGCGCCTTTCGCTTTCCATCCGAGTTTCTTGTGCGCATCGGTTGCGGCTTCAAGCCATTCACGTTTGATGATTGCCATATCACTTGCGCTTACTGGCTCACCAAGCCAGATGTGACGATACAGTGTCGGATTTCTGCGTTTACACTCTTCCATCTCCAGACGGAGAACTTCAGGAAAGTGCGGGTTGTCGGTGTAGTTCACCGTCAGCAGACAAATATCATCAGGAGGATTTACGACGAATCGCTGATAGGTATCGTCGAGGATGTTCTTCGGGTTAAAGCTCACCCATATTTCAGAGAACGGCTTACGGATGGTTGGAATCAGGATATCCCATGATTCCTTCGTTACCGCTTCCGCTTCTTCCACCCAGCAGATATCAATGCCTTCGAGCGATTTAATCTTCGTCGGGTTGTTTTTGATGCCGTAGAACATGAATTCAGCATTAGTTCCGAGATGACGAATCATTGAACGCTGAATTTCAAACTCAGCCGAATACCCTTCCCGCTCGATGGTGTCTTCAAGCAACCGGATTACCGAATCGCTGATACTGTTTTGCAGTTCACGAGCGCAGAGAATACGCACAGGCTGTCGGCGCGCCGCTTCAACAAGCAGCCTCGCAATTGCCCATGATTTACCGCTACCTCGACCGCCTTTGGCGACTTTGTAGCGATGCGCCTCAATGAACGGTTCAAAGATAGGATTAATCGAGGTCATTTTCCGAATAGAGTGCTCATCGGTGATGTTTCAATCTGGATTGCGCCGCCGTCTTTGCCGACAAGCTCATTAGTTACCTTGTCGCCATACTTACGGGGATTCATTCTGGCCAGCGCCCATTTGCGGGTATCAACGCGAAGTCTTGCCTTTGCCACCTCGGCGGCATCAGGGATTACGCCGTCAGCAATTTCGAATATCTCTTCGAAAATAGAGTCGGCCCGAGTCTCTGTTGCCTTCGCGTACTGGTCACGAAACTCCTGATGTTCAGCCAGCCAGCGAAAAACTGATGTTTTGCTCGGCATTCCTGGGCGTTCGCAAACTTTGCGCAGACTCTCACCGGAGGAAAGCAATGCGCAAATGTCATTAGCCACCTCCGGCATATAATCAGAGGGGCGACCACCTTTCTTTTTCTCAGTCGCCATATTGATTATTTCCCTTCTGTTTGCTTCCCAGCGGGGAACGAATCAACGCTGCCGCCGGAATAGCAGTCAAGATCAATTGCGACTTGTACCGCTTCTCTCGCATTTTTGCCACAGTGCATGGCAGTGCGCGCGATCAGGTCGCCACTGCCTATTGCGTATGGCTCAACCTGTAGCGATATGCTCGCCCGCGTTTCGCCTTTCTCTTTGGTGATGATGTATGCTCGCCCAGCACCGATGATAGCCAGAGCCGTGAAGGAGAATGTCGGCAGGAACTCGGAGGCATACGTGAGGTTGTGCTTAAGCAGATCCTGTAATTCCATCTCTGCGCCGCAGTCACCAGAGCAACCGAAGGCAAGGACTTTGCTTCCGTAAATCTCCCAACCTGACTCTGGCGGGGTGTATATCTTCTGTTCAGAAAGGGAGCAAACGACACTGCCAGTTGATGCCTGGGTGTCAGATGCCAGTGTCTTTCCATCCCATGCGACTGTAGTCATCAGAGGCTCCGTCAGATTTTCGTGTACCCGGATTCAAACGAGTCAGCAGGAGAGAAGGATGCATAGCCATCCTCATACACAACGTAATACCCGCCAGCGACCGGTTGATGTTTGTTAACGTACTCAGGGCTTACATCGAATGGCGCGTATGTGCCATCTTCCGGGTGAATGGTGGCCCCATAGCTTGATGCGCCCGACACGCCAGAAAGGTCTGGGTTTGGTTTGTGGTCGATATGTCGAATCTTTAACGCCCATACCTGCTTGTGACACTGCCAGCGAGGTAATTCTTGTTGTTCCATGGTTATTCTCCAGCAGTGAACAGGTCTAACGCTTCCTTCGATTTACGCACCGCTTCGATAGTGCGGGTCGTGATATCTGAATTAGCGCCGCCTGACTGGAAGTGAATTTTGAATAGCTCAAGCTTCAGTTCGTCAGTGCCAATGAACTGAAATGCTTCCTCTGCGGCTGCGTTCTGGTTCATGACCAGTTTATAAATCTCTAACTGGAATTTCTGTTCTTCAGTCATGGGGGTAATCTCTGCCATTGTTGGCTCCGTTTATCCGTTAAAAGGGATATCAGTTAAGTTATCCCGTGTAGGGTATAAGCCATTGTCGAGACCACTCATTGAATGGTCTCTGCAATAACCGATGTCTTTCCATCAGTCCGCCACCACAAAGAATCTTTTTTTGCCATAAGGCAGGAGGTTCATCTTTCAGTGGCTGCCAGTGTTATTTCCCCACTTACTGGCTTGGGTTGTTTCGCTGTACTGCCGTTAATTAGTGAGTCCGGGGATTATTTCAGTTCGTTACCAGGCATTTCTTTTAGCTCTTTCAAATGACAACGATTGAGGCTAAACCACTCCCCGTGCGACCTATAGTTGTAATATTTTTGGTGCAATTTGGTTTCAAGCTCTCTATCGGCCGGAATCTTTGCAATTAGATTTAGCTTCCCACCACTCATGCGAGATATCTCTGAAATTCGTTTATTAACCCTGCGACTAAACCCTATTTTTGTTAGCCCACTATCTTCAGCATGCAGAACGTACACATATGATTTTTGCGAAGCACTGGGTGCGACTTTGTTGTAATTAATCATGTCAAACATAAAGCCTTGCTTTAGCAAAGTTTCAAAAAAGATAGAATTAACACACCCATTCCTTCTCAGCTCTGCACTTAGCTTGTCAATTTCCTCTATGATGTCGCCAGACCCCTTTCCACTTATAAGAAAATCTTGGTACATGCGACCAATTCTTGAGGTAATTTCAACAAAGTTATTCATAGCGTTTACCTTTTAGAAAGATGAGCCTGTTCGCACAGAAAAGCCGCCCCCGAGATGGTCGCCACCATATACGGCAATTCTCAGGCTCAGCTTTCTGAAAGACTCGGGATTGTTACGCGCTGCGATGCGCGGTTTACTGCAGATGTAAAAAAGCCCCGCAAATGCGAGGCTAAATCCTGGTATTTGTAATGACTGGCTCTTATCTCAACGCAGCCCCTTACCGCGCGCCAGATGCTCAATATCAAGCATCAGCAATGAGATGTTTAATCTGGATTCACTCCAGAAGTGATCATCACCCTGTCTACAGAGCCAGATGTGAAGGATGATGAGTAAAATTATCGCTATCATCGAAGGCATTGCGTCCTGATGTACTCCTGCAGGTAGTTAACCTGCGCGGTTATCCTGTCGATTCCGCTTCGTAGACGGTAATAATTGAGTTCAGCATCTGCTGTAAGTCTTGGGCTTTCTCCATCGCCCATGCTGCTGGCTCCGGTCGTTGACTTTGCACAGGTGGCGGCGACTTGCAGGCGCTTACGCCCAGCAGAAACATCAGCACGGAGACTTTCGATAGTCGCGTTAGCATCAGCAAGCTCCTTTGTATATCTGGCATCGAGTTCTGCTACATCACGTTGACGCTTCTGCATGTCAGCAATTGTGGATGCGGCCTTATCGCGCTGCTCTTTGTAGGCGATGGCGTTATCACGGTAGTGATTAACAGCCCATGACAGGCAAACGATGATGCAGATAACCAGAGCGGAGATAATCGCGGTTACTTTGCTCATACCTCAATCTCTCTGACCGTTCCGCCTGCCTCTTTGAATTTTGCAATCAGGCTGTCAGCCTTATGCTCGAACTGACCATAACCAGCGCCAGGCAGTGAAGCCCAGATATTGCTGCAACGGTCGATAGCCTGACGAATATCACCGCGATCAATCATCGGTAAAGCGCCACGCTCTTTAATCTGTTGCAGTGCCACAGCGTCCTGGCTTTTCGGAGAGAAGTCTTTCAGGCCAAGCTGCTTACGGTAGGCATCCCACCAACGGGAAAGAAGCTGGTAGCGTCCGGCGGCTGTTGATTTGAGTTTCGGATTTAGCGTGACAAGTTTGCGAGGGTGATCAGAGTAATCAGTGAATAGCTCTCCGCCAACAATGACGTCATAACCATGATTTCTGGTTTTTTGACGTCCGTTATCAGTTCCCTCTGACCACGCCAGCATATCGAGGAACGCCTTACGTTGATTATTGATTTCCACCATCTTCTACTCCGGCTTTTTTAGCAGCGAAGCGTTTGATAAGCGAACCAATCGAGTCAGTACCGATGTAGCCGATAAACACGCTCGTTATATAAGCGAGATTGCTACTTAGTCCGGCGAAGTCGAGAAGGTCACGAATGAACCAGGCGATAATGGCGCACATCGTTGCGTCGATTACTGTTTTTGTAAACGCACCGCCATTATATCTGCCGCGAAGGTACGCCATTGCAAACGCAAGGATTGCCCCGATGCCTTGTTCCTTTGCCGCGAGAATGGCGGCTAACAGGTCATTTTTTTCTGGCATCTTCATGTCTTACCCCCAATAAGGGGATTTGCTCTATTTAATTAGGAATATGGTCGGTTACTGATAGAACAAATCCAGGCTACTGTGTTGAGTAATCAGATTTGTTCGTGACCGATATGCACGGGCAAAACGGCAGGAGGTTGTTAGCGCGACCTCCTGCCACCCACTTTCACGAAGGTCATGTGTAGAAGGCCGCAGCGTAACTATCACTGATGAATTCAGGATAGCCAGTGGCTACGGCTCAGTTATGGTGCTGGTTAACGGACTTGAACCGCTACCCATTCGCTTACAAGGCGACTGCTCTACCATTGGAGCTAAACCAGCATGTTTGGCGGGACAGCGTGGACTCGAACCACGATAAGAAGGTTAACAGCCTTCCGTAATGACCTTTATACGACTGACCCAAATAAAAAAAGCCACCGTTGCAACTTAAGAGTCACTAACGGCAGCTTACCCTCTAATTATGGCTAAATGGCTAATTGCATGTCAAGGCTTTTAACGGCAACATGCTTAACTTTCTCAACACGTTTACGCATTTTGAAAGCATTTTGCATTGGTTGGTACAAAACAAATAACGACGCTTTCAGGATGTCGTCAATTTCATTTCTACAGGTTGCCAGTGAAGGTTTTCTCCATCCCTCACCACCACGCCCACACATCTTGCGTGGCTTTGCAGTCGCGTGATAGTAGGATGCAATTGCTCGCTTAGATGAACCATGAGCGTAGTAGCTGAGGAGGATGCCAAAGGCTTTCTTGTCAATGTACATGACGGAATCGACGACCTGAGAAATCAACATTCCATCATCATCATTACACATTGGCCTTGTCATAACTCTTCCCGGCTCTACGCTCTCCATGAACTTCGCTATTACGCTGCTCATGCGCTTTTCCAGGCGACCTGAGTAAACCCATGCACCCCACAGTTCAAGCCAGCCATTCAGCCAATCGTGCTGTTCTTTGGTGAGGTTTAGTTCTCTTATGCTCATCGTCTTCCCCTCTTGCCCTGTTTGACCATCAGGACGCCGTTAACTATTACGTGACGCTCGCCTTTGCTGTCTCGGTTGTACTTGAGCACTGTTCCTCTTGCGCAGGAAAGCATCCTCGCCACTTCGGTCTGATTTCCTCGTGTCTGGATAAGAAGCTCTGGTATCGTTTGAATTGTGGCGTTCATACGTTCTCCAGTTCGGTGATTTTTATTCCAAGCCGTCCGCCTGGTACTTTCACACCACGAATTACGCGAATGTCATCGAATTGCTCGTCGTCTTCCGCAAATCCGGCGTGGATAAGGGAATCGAGTAAACCTTTCAGGATGTTATCGAGGTCGCGGCGGCGGGAGTCTGGAACGTCTGCGATGACTTTGATGCGGAGTCGTGATTTGGTGAAAATGTCTAACTTGAGTTGGCGGATGATTTTCTGAACGTCTTTTCGGTATTTCTGGCCTTTATCGCTGATGTAGTATTGGCTTCCCCGTCTTCGCCAGTAGGTGTTCACCGACGGCGGGTATGGAAGCACAAACTGATATTCGTTCATGGCTTAATCTTCCCCTCCTTCAGCAGTATCGCCTGCGTCCTGATCACGCCTTCGAGGTGGTAAAGTCTGGCGTCTTTGTTGTCGAGATTATGGGTGCGTCGGTCGATTTCATCGTGACACGCGCTACAAGCCCATGCGCCGATCAGGTCGTCAGGCTTCATTCCCGTTCCGCAAATTCCAGCCATCCGGTAATGTGCCAGAACTGTAGTTTCAGGATTGCCATTGCATACGCCGTAAATACGCACCTGACATTCTCTTCCGCGCGCTTCTTTGCGTAGATTAGCCATTTGCCAGCTCCTTCTGTTGCTCATCTTCGTGAGAGAAGTCTTCTCCGTCGATTGGCATGAGTTCATCACTGTAAAAATAAGAGAAACCACCTGAAGGCTCGTTTGTATAAATCGATACATCGCCTTTAACTAGCCACCCAGGGGTGTCATCACGCCAACTATGCTTACCTGCACCAGGAAAATTAAATACATATCCGTTTGTTACTTTTTCGATTAACTCAACGCATCTGCCAATTTCGGGTTTGTTTTCTGAAAAAATGACTATTGCGATGCCACCTGCGCGTAACTCACTCATCATCTTCCTCCAGCATTTGTCCGTTAGGGTCTGCCATTAACTCTGCGCAGCAGTGCTCACACACGTGAACTTCCAGCACATGCAGCTTCTGACCGCAGTTAGCGCACGTTAAAGCTCGCTCGACGCTTTCTTTCTGGTATTGAAGGGATTGGGATGGGCTAAGCATTATTGGATTCTCTGCATCATGAGAAAGACAATCATGGCGGCGCGAAGGGGATTTTCATGTATAGCTCGCTTAGATTTACGGTAGGTCACACCGCGTGCACCCCACTCGTCTTCATCGAGATTGATAATGCTAATCCTGTATTTTTCAATAATCGGCCATGCGTCTGCTGGGTTTGCGCATGGGTTAAAGGATCCGCGCTCAACCTCTACTTCAACTGCGTCTCCGTTTACAATGTCTCCCTCAAATGAGATAAACACCATCGCGCCATTCTTACCTTCTTTGTAATCCGGTGATCCGTTATGAATGGCTTCGAATACCGCCACGTTAATTTCAAAATCACTTAACTGTGAATAATCCATTGTCATTTCCTCGCACGATTTCTTAGCCACCGGATATCCCACAGGTGAGCCGTGTAGTTGAAGGTTTTTACGTCAGATTCTTTTGGGATTGGCTTGCGTTTATTTCTGGAGCGCTTCGTTGGAAGGTATTTGCAGTTTTCGCAGATTATGTCGGTGATACTTCGTCGCTGTCTCGCCACACGTCCTCCTTTTCCTGCGGTAGTGGTAACACCCCTGTTGGTGTTCTTTCACACCGGAGACACCATCGATTCCAGTAAGGTTGATTTGGTCGGAAGCGGTTATCTTCTTTGCATTCACCGCACCGATAACATCGCATCATGCTGCCCTGTCTCCCCATCTTGCTTTCCACTCCAGAGCCAGTCGCGCTTCGTCTGACCACTTAACGCCACGCTCTGTACCGAATGCCTGTATAAGCTCTAATAACTCCGCAAATTCGCTTACACGCATCCTGCTGGTTGACTGGCCTATTACCACAAAGCCATTCCCGGCAAGGTTAGGAACAACGTCCTGCTGCTTTAATGCTGCGGTAAACACACACTTCCAGCTTTCTGCATCCAGCCAGCGACCATGCCATTCAACCTGACGAGAGACGTCACCAAGGCAAGCCCAAAGCTTCCGATTCTGGTCTAAGCTGCGGTTGCGCTCCTGAATGATCACTACGATTGGCTTGGTTGGGTCTGGAAGGATTTGCTGTACTGCGTGAATAGCGTTTTGCTGATGTGCTGGAGATCGAATTTCAAAGGTTAGTTTTTTCATGACTCCCCTCTCTAACAGATTTCAGGTTATTCCACTCCGTTACCGCACTGCGATAATTCGCGGCCGCCACAGCGGCATGGTTAGCGCAGTAGATTTGGCACCCGTTCTCCATGTCGAATATTGTCGGTGATTTTCCGCATTTACATTTTTTGGCATGCGGTGCGTCTGAACACATTCCGTTAACGGTGTCCATCAGAAGCCCCCTCGTTCTTAATCCAATAAAAAAGGGCTACTGTGTAAATAGCCCCTGTTATTATCTCAGTGATGTAGATGTCATCAGAATCCTCCTTTCTTCTTGGACTGCGGTTCCTCGCGTTCACGGCGGCGCATTTCAGCAGACTGTTGGTCTGTGTCATAAATAGCGCCATTTGCCTGAATGCAATACACCGTGCCGGTATTGCCATGACGATTGAGACGAAGGATTAGTTCAGTTTCACCAGGTGGAACACTGTCATCAAAAGCGCCTTCACGATGGATCCCGACCCAATAATCGCAATCCTGTTCAATCTGCCCTGTATCTCGTGAGTCACTTGGTAATGGGCGTTTATTGGTTCGGCTTTCCAGTGCGCGGTTAAGCTGTGTCAGAAGCACAACAACGCAATCAAGCTCTTTGGCAAGGTTCTTCAGTCCTTTGGTGATCATACCGTAAGCAAGGTCGTTGCGATCGGCCTTCTCAGCGGTCATTAGTGTCAGGTAATCGACCAGAATCATGCCAACACATCCTTTTTCTCGCTTGATTCGACGGCTTTCGCTGACGATTTGAGCCAGAGATAATCCCGGCGTGTCGTCGATGTAAAGCATGTCGATTTCACTCAAGCGATTTGCTGTTTCTATCGCCCTGTTGAAGTCACCATCGTAATCACCCTGATAGCCGTCATCAGCGTCATTTGTCGCCGGAAGGTAAAAAATATTCGGGTTAACACCTGACTTCTGTCCTACCAGCTTTTCCAGTATCTGGTCGCCTGGCATTTCAAGACTGAACATCAGAGCGGGCTTTTTCTCATGCACTGCGCAGTTGATTGCCATCTGGCTGTATAGCGTCGTTTTCCCCATCTTAGGGCGAGCGCCAATGACGAACAGAGAGCCTTTCACCAGACCTTTCGGTGACAGCATCCTGTCCAGAGATGGGATCCCTGTGCTCATTCCTCGTTGTTCGCCTGACGGGTCAAATCGCTTCTCAAGGTCGCTAACCCAGTCTTCCATGACCTCACCAAATGAGCGAAGGCCGCGACGCGATCCGGTTTTTGCATGGTCTGTCAGTTGCGTGAAAATCGCCTGAATAGCTTCGTACTTCTGCGTTGCAGTCATTCCGTTGCGGGAATAGAGCAATTCCGTCGCTTCAGTCATGCGGTTTATGGCGTAGCGTTCCATTGCGGTTTCGCGAACCTGCATTGCATAGGCAACGATGTTTGCGGCGCTCGGCGTGTTCTTTGCGATCTCAGCGATATAAGCAAAACCGCCAACAGACGCCGTTAACGATTTACGCTCCAGTTCATCGAAAAGCGTCAGGCCATCTACTGGCTTTTGCTCCCGGTGCATTCTGGTTATTTCTTCGAAAAGGATTTTGTGTGGTCGGCTGTAAAATGAATCGGGCTTCAGCATCGCCAGAACTTTCTGGACGCGCTCACTGCTGTCATCATCCAGAAGCAATCCACCAATCACCGCCTGCTCTGCCTCGATGCTATGGGGCGGCGCATAAAAATTATCGGTCATCGTGTTCACCCTCACGAACTTTCAGGTAGGTATTATCGTTAAGCAGGAAATCAAATCCCTTTTTGTGCCAGACGGTTCCGCGTTGATGGTTTGGGCGCTCTTCGAACATCCATCGGCAATTTTCGCCAACGTAGCTCAAATAATTTCTCCAGTCCTGCATCGTGAACCCATGCCCGTCAAGCTGGCGGGTTATCACTCCGGCTTTGCGCCAGAACGTTCGGATCTGGTTTTTACGCTTGTCATTCAGTGCGCGGATTCTTGGAGCTTCAGGAAGGATTTCGTGGTAAGCATCGACAACATCCTGACAGCTGACGGAAGGTTTTTTCTTGTCAGACTTTTTGTCTGCTGTGGCACTCTCTAATACGTCAGTATTAGAGATAATATTATTATATTCTTTATCTGTGGTAATTTGCTGGTAATCTGCTGGTACAGCATTGCTTACAGGCATTGGTATTGCTGGCTTTGAGGTGGTAATTTGCTGGTAATCTGCTGGTACAAAATTTGACTGATAATCGTCATATTTCTCTACTGAGAAAACTGAGAATTTACCGTGTGAAACCCAGTCAATCATGCCGAGTTTTTTGAACTTTCTAAGCAGGTACTGAACGCGATCTGGTTTGAGTCCTGTTTCAAACGCCAGAGAGTTTCTACCGCCAAGTAGCTTCCCTCTGCCTACCAGAATTTCTCCTGCGTCAGTCATTACATACTCAGGCGTATGCTTTGCTTTGAGGATTAAGTGAACCCACAGATGCGCTGCTTCTGCATCCTTGTAAAACGGCACATCCATAATTTTACGGTGCAGCAAGGCATACCCCTTACCGCTGCTTTGATGCGGTTGTTGTAGCCTTCTGGCCTCTCTGGCTTCGGCTAGATTAGATATGTTACTCATGACCTTTCTCCTTCTGCATCAGCTTCACTTTTTCCAACTCAGCCCGGAATCGACCAGGCTGCTTGAAGCTGGACAGGAAGCGATCACGTAGTATGTGTTTGTGAATTTTGTCCTGGTAAGGACTGAGTTGTTTTGTCATAATTACTCCTGTGGATTGATCCAGTAATTCCCTCAGAATTGCATATCAATTTGCTTAAAATCCTCGGTGGCGGCCGGGGATTTTTTCTTTGTGATTTCATCAAGCGCATACTTAAAAGCCCTGCTAATCGGACTGATGTCTGATGCCATTCCGAAAGCACACAAGACCGAAGCAATAAATCTCCAGTCCGTTCTGCTTATCTTCGATTCATGACAGCCAATCATCTTTGCCAGACCGCGCTGGGTAAGCGTTGACAGGTTGATGAGTAAATCAGTTTCAGCGCGATCAATTTCTCGCTGTGTTGGCTTGCTGTAGCTTGCTTGTGCCATTTGTTAATTTTCCTATATTGATATTGAGTTATAGCGGCACACCCAATGGATTTGCCGCTGATGTTTGCTCACCCGGTTAGAGGTGAAAGGCCAGAACTGTTAAAGAGCAATTTGCTTATGCCGCTTGGCGGTAAGCACTTTCTTGATACTTCAGGGCGCCAGCTGTAACGATTTCCAATCGATAGGCGTCTTTCTCTGGGATAACTTCTTTCCACTGAGAGACTGCTGCATCGCTAATGCCTAGTGCTTTAGCAACAGCACGCTGGGTTCCGAAGTGGTCAATAACATCTTTTTTGTACATAGACTCGCTCCGAAATTAAAGAACACTTAAATTATCCACCAAAGGAATCTTAAGTCAAGTTTATTTAAGATGTCTTAACTATGAATACACAACTGATGGGTGAGCGTATTCGCGCTCGCAGAAAAGAACTCAAGATTAGGCAGGCTGCCCTTGGCAAGATGGTTGGCGTGTCTAATGTTGCTATTTCCCAATGGGAGCGATCTGAAACTGAGCCCAATGGCGAAAACCTATTGGCCTTAGCCAAGGCTTTGCAGTGCTCCCCTGATTACCTGTTGAAAGGAGAGGATAGTCTTTCAAACATTGCCTATCACAGCAGGCATGATCCAAGAGGTTCGTATCCTCTAATTAGTTGGGTAAGCGCAGGATGTTGGATGGAAGCTGTAGAGCCATATCATAGGCGTGCAATAGATAACTGGTACGACACAACGGTAGATTGTTCTGAAGACTCTTTTTGGCTCGACGTTAAAGGCGATTCAATGACTGCCCCGGCAGGACTGAGTATTCCTGAGGGGATGATTATTCTCGTCGACCCAGAAGTCGAACCACGTAATGGAAAGTTGGTAGTCGCCAAACTTGAAGGAGAAAACGAGGCGACATTCAAAAAGTTAGTTATTGATGCCGGTAGAAAATTCCTGAAACCACTCAATCCACAATACCCAATGATTGAAATCAATGGGAACTGTAAAATCATTGGCGTTGTCGTTGATGCCAAGCTAGCAAACCTTCCTTAAGGGGCTTTCGCCCCTTTTTTATTTCCCGTTAAAAATCAAAGACAAACTAAATTCACGCCCATAAAATTAAGTTTTCTTCAAAAATGCACTTGACCAATAAATTAAGAAGTCTTAAATTTAAGCCATCAGCAGGACGCTGGAAGCCAAACGGAACAGATTGGCAGGCTCTTTAACATCGACGGACTCTCAACCTAACCGTTGAGACCAGAACTTGAGTGGTTTTGGGGATGGCGCGAATTGCAGCTGCAAGACAGCGATCGAGAAGATAAGCACCTCGACGCGTCATGCGCCAAAGCCACTTAAAGGAGACCATCATGGTAACCATTGTCTGGAAAGAATCCAAAGGTACGGCAAAAAGCCGCTACAAAGCTCGCAGAGCAGAACTTATTGCCGAGCGACGCAGTAATGAAGCACTGGCGCGAAAAATTGCGCTAAAGCTCTCTGGTTGCGTCAGAGCAGACAAAGCAGCATCGCTAGGATGCCTTTGCTGCAAGAAGAAAGAAGAAGTCGTTCGAAAAAATAGAAGTATTTATTACAAAGATTCAAACCCATTAGGAAACAAAATACATGCAGTCCAAAAAATAAAATTGTACAGTAAACTACCGTACGGTGCTTATTGAGTATGCTTATGGTGAAAAAGACTATTTATGTTAATCCTGACCGCGGACAAAACAGAAAAGTATCTGATAGAGGTCTTACATCTCGAGACAGGAGGAGAATAGCGAGATGGGAAAAAAGGATAGCATATGCATTAAAAAACGGTGTAACACCTGGATTTAATGCTATAGATGATGGCCCTGAATATAAGATTAATGAAGACCCAATGGACAAAGTTGACAAAGCATTAGCAACACCATTTCCTCGCGATGTCGAAAAAATTGAAGATGAAAAATATGAGGATGTAATGCACAGAGTTGTTAATCACGCTCACCAACGAAATCCAAATAAAAAATGGTCATAGCCCACTTCGGTGGGTTTTTTATTGTCTGAACAAACCTAATTTACTACCGCAAGCCACGCAGTGAAATGGGTGTGACTTGTGTTGGTCGCCAGAAAATGAAATTAGGCAGCAAACCACTTATTTGAGGTGATATATGGAAGAAGAATTTGAAGAGTTCGAAGAGCATCCTCAGGATGTGATGGAACAATACCAGGACTATCCGTATGACTACGACTATTGATAAAAATCAATGGTGTGGACAATACGAACGACGGCAATGATTTCCAGAGAACTTGGTAAACAGAACAACAAGGCTGCCTAATGGCAGCTTTTATTTTTGCCATAAAAAACAGAATAAACACTGCTCTGTGTATTCATTCCAACGAGTGAATACACGGAGCAATGTCGCTCGTAACTAAACAGGAGCCGACTTGTTCTGATTATTGGAAATCTTCTTTGCCCTCCAGTGTGAGGGCGATTTTTTATCTATGAGGATATGAATAGATGTCAAACATCAAAAAATACATCATTGATTACGACTGGAAAGCATCAATAGAAATTGAAATCGACCATGACGTAATGACAGAGGAAAAACTTCACCAGATTAATAATTTCTGGTCAGACTCTGAACACCGACTCAATAAACACGGCTCTGTATTAAATGCTGTATTAATCATGCTGGCGCAACATGCTCTGCTTATAGCAATTTCAAGCGACTTAAATGCATATGGTGTTGTGTGTGAGTTCGACTGGAATGATGGAAATGGTCAGGAAGGATGGCCTCCAATGGATGGTAGCGAAGGAATAAGAATTACCGATATCGATACATCAGGAATATTTGATTCAGATGATATGACTATCAAAGCCGTCTGAGCGCTGCGTTACCGCATACCAATAACGCTTCACTCGAGGCGTTTTTCGTTATGCAATAAAACAGAAGGAGCATCCTATGCAACAGTTCGCTATTGCAGGGGCGGCATCGGTTCGCCCTTTCAACCCGATTTTATCGGTACAGCATTCACGAAAAAACATTTTAACCGGAGCAGACTTTAAACAACCAAGAATGAAAAGTTTGCTCGAAAAGCTTTGGGATATTTTGAAACAACAAGGCCGTCCATGAGTTTTACAGATAACTGGTCAGACGAAGAATTCATTCGTCATATGAAAGAATTAATCGGTAACGAAGGAGATATTCATGTCACTTGCAACCACAGTGAAGGAGAGCAGGTTACAGAGACGCATGTACACGCAGAAAGCTCTCTGGTATCGCCATAATGGCGACCGCGAAGGAATGCGGGTATGCCTTAATTTGTCCCGAGTCGAAGTATTAAATCAGCGTTATTTTCTTGGGCCGTGTCCATTCTGAGATCAAACATATGAGCAAAGAATTTTATGCAAGGCTGGCAGCCATTCAGGAGAATCTGAACGCGCCAAAGAATCAGTACAACTCATTCGGTAAATATAAATACAGAAGCTGCGAAGACATTCTTGAAGGCGTTAAGCCGTTACTGAATGGCCTGTTTTTATCAATCAGCGATGAAGTTGTGTTGATTGGTGATCGGTATTACGTGAAAGCAACGGCAACTATTACTGATGGCGAAAACAGTCATACAGCAACCGCTCTTGCACGAGAGGAAGAAAGCAAGAAAGGAATGGATTCTGCACAAGTTACGGGAGCTACAAGCTCTTATGCACGCAAGTATTGCCTCAATGGTTTGTTCGGCATTGATGATGCGAAAGATGCAGATACCGACGAGCATAAACATCAGCAGAACGCAGCAGCAAAGCAATCAAAACCATCACCTACACCTGAACAGGTTCTAAAAGCATTCACTGACGCAGCATTGCAGAAAAACACCGTGGAAGAGCTTAAACAGGCGTTCGCCAAAGCGTGGAAGATGCTCGAAGGCACACCGGAGCAGCACAAAGCGCAGGACGTTTACAACATCAGACGAGACGAATTAGAAGGAGCGGCTGCTTAATGGCACATTCGATTACTGTAAGACTAAACAAGCCCGCAAGAGAGTTTCAGGCCGGGGAAAATATCGGATTCAACATCCGTGCTGGCGTTCAGTATTACGATCGCCAGACAAAAAAGAAAGAATGGACAAACTACAGCGCCGTTGTATTTGCCAAGCCGGGAGCGCAAGCGGATTACTACCGTAGTGTTCTTGTTGAAGGTGGCATTGTAGAAATTACCGGAGAAAACATCAGGGTTGATGTTTATCAGGGGCAAAATGGTCAATCAATCACTCTTGAATTACTGAATGCAAAGATTGGATTTGCAACCTCAGGAAACAGCCAACAGCAGCAAAGTAGCAATCATCAAAATCATCCTGAATACGACGATTCAATTCCCTTCTAAAGTAGCAACATAAGGATTCCATTATGCCAGCGCCTCTGTATGGTGCGGATGCCCCGCGCCGCTGTTCCGGCAATTCCGTATCGGAGGTGCTGGATAAATTCAGAAAAAACTACGATCGGATAATGTCGCTACCGCAGGAAACGAAAGAGGAAAAGGAATTTCGCCACTGTATATGGCTTGCAGAGAAAGAAGAACGCGAGCGAATTTACCAGACATCAATCCGACCATTCCGCAAAGCCACATATACCCACTTCCCTGAAATTGACCCGCGCCTGCGTAATTACCGCTCACGCTATGGCGCTATCAGTAATGACTGAGGAATTTACCATGAGAGGACTTGCATACAACCCCGGCATTCTTCCGGCAGAAATGATTATTCGCCAACGCGTAAAGCCAATGCCATCGAGAGAGGAATTGCTTAAGAGAAATTCTTTTCCATCAGTGAATCAAAACAAGTATCTGAATGCGATGTTGCGGAGTGGGAAGAAATGAAACAAATGACACTAATTGAGATGGATGGTTTTCTGAAAGGTAAATGCATCCCACGAGATTTAAAGGTTAACGAAACAAACGCTGAATATCTTGTGCGTAAGTTCGGTGAACTTGAATCAAAACTAGAAACGGCGTTGCGGGAGTGTCGTTCTGCTGGAATCACGATTGATAACCTTGAGGCTAAATGCGCGAAGATGGCTGCTGAAAATACCTCACTTAAGCAATCTGAGAAGGAATTTAATGACTTTTGTCGTGAGGAGTTTAGCGAATGGGAAGATGATGTTACTGAAACTCCAGCCACCGATGCTTTCCTGGCTGAAGTACGGGCGCAGGGGGTAGAGATGTACGCAGATAACCTCGACAACGGAGCAGACGACGCAGAACGAGGTGGTTTTGATTATGCCGTTAAGTTTCTACGCAGTGAAGCATCTAGTGTACGTTTGTTCGCCGACCAGCTTCGCAAAGGAGGCAACCAGTGAGCAAGATTGACTATCAGGCACTGCGTGAGGCGGCAGAAAAAGCAACGTGTGGTGAGTGGTCGCTCGAATATGGAGAGGGCCAATTTGATGGTGATGATGCGCTAATTCATCGTGACGTTGTTGGATATCTTCCCATTTGCAGAATTGAAGGAGCGCATCCTGAAAGCGGTTTCGATGAAGATTTCCAAATAGAACAGCAGGCCAATGCTGAATTCATCGCCGCAGCCAATCCAGCTACCGTCTTGGCGCTGCTGGATGAGCTGGAAAGAAACCAGCAATACATCAAACGCCGTGACCAGGAGAACGAGGAGATTGCGTTAACGGTAGGGAAGCTGCGTGTTGAGCTGGAAGGCAAAGACAAGCTGATTGCAGAGCTTGGAAAACAATGCGCCGAATGGGAGCGAAAAGCATTAAGCAACTTTGAAGAGTGTGCTGCGATGGCTGAACGTATCGAAGAGTTGCAGACAAAATCTGCACCAGATTCGTTTGGCATCATCGGTGAAAATATTCGAACACAGGATAATCGAATAACGTCAGACCCTATGTTTTGTGTGTATCAAAAGCGCGAAATCGTTGTTGATGCTGATTATGACTATGACCGGATTGTCTGGGTTGATGAAGATGGCAATGAAGCCAATAAACGCCAAAGTCGTCGTCTCGAACTACTTCACGAAAACTTTCGAGAGCCACCAGAAAAATGGCGGCGCGTTGCTGTGAAAGATATTGATGAATTCGTTACCTGCTGTTTCACCGAACAGGGTTGTAAAGACTACCTGGCAGCCAATGGTCACAATCTTCGCTTGCCATTTATATATGTAAATGGCGGTTTCAGGAACGCTGAATATATCGGCATAAGAAACTGGCTTGCTGGCATTCGCATCAAAGGAGAGTGAGATGAGCAGGAATACGGGTTTGTAAAAGATAACGCTTGTGAAAATGCTGAATTTCGCGTCGTCTTCACAGCGATGCCAGAGTCTGTAGTGTCAGATGATGACCGTACTCAAACATCGGGTTGAGTATTATCTTACTGTTTCTTTACATAAACATTGCTGATACCGTTTAGCTGAAACGACATACATTGCAAGGAGTTTATAAATGAGTATCAATGAGTTAGAGTCTGAGCAAAAAGATTGGGCGTTATCAATGTTGTGCAGATCCGGTGTCTTGTCTCCATGCAGACATCACGAAGGTGTTTATGTAGATGAAGGTATAGATATAGAGTCGGCATACAAATATTCCATGAAGGTTTATAAGTCTAATGAAGACAAATCCCCATTCTGCAATGTGCGAGAAATGACTGATACCGTGCAAAATTATTATCATGAGTACGGTGGAAACGATACTTGCCCTCTCTGTACAAAACATATAGATGATTAAACCAAATATTACATAACAATCCTCGCATTCGCGGGGATTTCTTTTATCTGAACTCGCTACGGAGGGTTTTGTTTTATGGAGATGATAAATGCACTTCCGAGTTACAGGTGAATGGAATGGAGAACCATTCAACAGAGTTATCGAAGCCGAGAACATCAGCGACTGCTATGACCACTGGATGCTGTGGGCGCAGATAGCACATGCAGACGTAACCAATATTCGAATTGAAGAACTGAAAGAACACCAAGCCGCCTGATGGCGGTTTTTTATTGGAGACAAGAAATGTCAGATTTGGCTATGAAGGTTTTGAAATGGCAATCGACTGGCGATGTCGGCATCAGTAGCGCAACTCTTGCCTCAATCGCATGTGGACTGAAAAAGAATATCTATGGTCATCACTTCGGCGCTCCACATGACGCAGCCGATTTCAGACGATGCGTTGCACTTGTTGAGCAGATCCCAGAAATCAGAGATTCATTCGACAAGGTTGCAAAGCGCGTTCCGGCATTCAAAGGCATCCTCAACGAATGGGATTCCCTCGTTGATCTGTTGAAGTCTGAAATGAAGATACACGGAAACAAAGCACCAGAGACTTACAGAAGAATTAGCGAGTTACGCAAGGACTAACCACAGCCTCATACTCGATGAGGCCTGTTCATTGCTCAATGATATCCAGACCTACCGCAATAATACCAATCCAATAAATGGAGATTCCAGGTGGAAGAAGAAATCTTCACTCGTGAAGAGGCAGCGTCGTATCTGAAGGTAGACAAAGGCACTATCACGCAGTGGATACGAAGTGGACGACTTCAGGCCGCAAAGATAAATCCAGATAAACCTAAAAGCCCATATCGCATTTGCAAGTCAGACTGCATTGCGGCGCTTAAGTCTGTGAGACACAATAGCGCGGTGAATGCGGTTGATGTGCAGGAGGTTAAAGCATGTCAATCAAACTACGCGGTGGCACGTGGCACTGCGATTTCGTCGCGCCAGATGGATCAAGAGTTAGACGCTCTCTTGAAACATCGGACAAAAGGCAAGCGCAAGAACTTCACGATCGTCTGAAAGCAGAAGCGTGGAGAGTAAAAAATCTCGGGGAATCACCGAAAAAGCTATTCAAGGAAGCCTGCATACGGTGGCTGCGTGAGAAATCGGATAAGAAGTCCATTGATGATGACAAGAGCATTATATCGTTCTGGATGTTGCACTTCAGAGAAGCCATTCTCTCTGACATAACAACAGAAAAAATAATGGAGGCGGTAGACGGGATGGAAAACCGCCGCCATCGCCTGAACTGGGAGATGAGCCGGGACAGGTGTTTGCGACTTGGCAATCCGGTGCCGGAGTATAAACCAAAGCTTGCAAGCAAAGGAACGAAGACGAGGCATCTGGCAATACTTCGCGCCATTCTCAATATGGCTGTTGAATGGGGATGGCTTGACAGGGCACCCAAAATATCAACACCACGCGTTAAGAATGGACGCATCAGATGGCTTACAGAGGAGGAATCGAAGCGCCTGTTTGCAGAAATTGCTCCTCACTTCTTCCCTGTGGTCATGTTTGCAATCACGACAGGCCTTCGCCGTTCCAACGTTACAGACCTTGAGTGGTCACAGGTCGATCTGGATAAGAAAATGGCATGGATGCACCCTGATGAAACAAAAGCTGGCAATGCGATCGGAGTTCCTCTTAACGAAACCGCATGCCAGATATTAAGAAAACAGCAGGGGCTCCATAAGAGATGGGTATTTGTCCACACCAAACCTGCCTACCGAAGCGACGGAACAAAAACAGCAGCGGTAAGGAAGATGAGAACCGACAGCAACAAGGCATGGAAGGGAGCGTTAAAGCGGGCAGGCATTAGCAACTTCCGCTTCCATGATCTGAGGCATACCTGGGCAAGCTGGCTGGTTCAGTCCGGTGTCTCTCTTCTTGCACTTAAAGAGATGGGAGGATGGGAAACTCTCGAAATGGTTCAAAGATACGCCCACCTTTCAGCCGGGCATCTCACCGAGCACGCAAGCAAAATCGATGCGATTATAAGTCGCAATGGCACAAATACGGCACAAGAGGAGAACGTGGTTTACTTAAATGCGAGGTAACTTATTGATTTAAATGGTGCCGATAATAGGAGTCGAACCTACGACCTTCGCATTACGAATGCGCTGCTCTACCAACTGAGCTATATCGGCCCTGAAAGGACATGTTCACGAACGTGAATCACGGTGGACAAGGTTAAAACTAACCGGGCGATGCGTCAATGGCCTTGTGAATCAAATGGCTACTTTTGCATCACCCGGTTTTAT